CTCAGGTCATGATGAAATATTTACAGGCATACCAGCCACTCGGCAGAATGCTTAACAGCCGTCGCCTACTAGATTACGGAGGTCAGCCACTCAGAGTTGATCGCCCAGCAGATAGAACTGCCAACCGCGATCATGGTATTCGTGCTGATGCATCTAGAAACTTCGGTATTGGTCTATCTACAGACGATGTGTCGGACGTAGGTGTTGATTTCAAAAACCAGGCATACGCAACTCGTATTGTATCATCACTTAACGGGCAATCACCAAATGCTGTGTTTACTCATTTACTTTGTAAGAATGTCTTAACTTACTCGCCCCAAGGTATAACTGTTTCTAACTAACTTAATACAAATAAAAATTAAAAAAAATTTTATAATAAATAAATTCATTATAAAAATATGTCACTCCCAGATATCTTAAATGTAAAGACAATGCCTACTGTTGAAAACATGCGCATAGACACGCAACAGCTCGATCCCATAACTATTTCAGATTCTGAATGCGTTTTTCAAATACCTAAGAATGGGATTTTGGATGGAGGTTCAATGGTATCTCTCGCAGTAACTACTGCAGCTGGAGTCAATGACGCATACTTTCCTGTAAAAACTGGTATTTATGGATTGGTTAAAAGTGCGCATCTTTTAGTTGGTTCTAAAGAAATCGCATCATCCGAGGATGTTGGATTCTATGAAACCATGGTTTCTCAATTCAGTACCCCTGAACATCGTGCACTAGTGTTAAGTCCGAAAACGGGGCGCTCCATGGATAGATTTGTTGAGGTAGATGAAGCCACAGGTCGCCTACTTCCAGTAGATTTAGAATACACTCAATTTGCTAATGACAATAGTGCACGTGCTGTTGTACCTCAAAATCTTAAACCAACACCAGTAGACAGCACTACCCCAGTTTTCAGCGTTCCGCTTTCCGATCTAGTTCCGATGGCTAGAAGTAGACAGTTACCTTTATTTGCATTGAAAGAAAATGTATTTTTGCGTCTAGTATTTAATACTCAATCAGCAAGAACTGATCGTACAATCTGTTGCTTTCCATCTGGTTCGGCTTCAAGCGGTGTAATCAAACCATCAAGAGTTAATATTAAATTTTACTCTGATCACCTATATTACTCACAGCCACAAATGGAGGCACTCCGATCACAGGTATTCAGTGAGCAGGGTCTATCATACTTATATGAGGATCAAATCATGACACTAGCTCAAGTCCCAGATAGTGCTAACCCAGGTGCAGGTGCTACAGTAACCCAGTCCGTAGAACGCGATATCGCCGTGAGCGGAAGGACTGTACGTAGTTTACTAGTTCAAGAAAAATTTTCAACTCTCGGAGATAATCCAGGTATAGATGTTCTAGGCCAGTATGTTTCAAATGATATGGCAACTGAAACCGCATACAATTTCCGTATTAATGAACAGCGTGTCTATGATAGAGATGTAACAAAACCCGCACATAAATTCAACGAATTATCTCAGGTTTTTGCATCACCACTCCAAGTACCATCACAATTCTACAGTTTTGATGTTGATGCCAACAAGGGTGTTGATGATCGTGCCGTCAATCAGAACTCACTCTATCTCGGTAGAATCGAAAACCACACTATGCCATCGGATACAAATGTTGGTATAGTAAATGATCTAAGATGCACATCGCACTACATAGGTATTGATATGACAACATCTGGATTCAATACTCTCGGCAATGGTAAAAAGGTTGGAAACAAACCAATTGTTCTATCCAAAACCTACAAGCGCACTAATGGTAAAAACGAGGCTCGTGAGATGCGCGTTTATGCTAGTGTAGAAAGATTAATGACAATTAAAAACGGCGATGTTATGGTTTCGGCTTAATGATATACTTATATTTTTTCCTGTATTAATATATTATGCAACTTTACCAATTGCTTTTTGGTTGATACAATATGTATTTGAAAATAAATAATGTTTTTTTTAAAAAAAAATATTAATAAAATATGTTTCAAGCACAGACACAAAACCAATACATCCCGTCCAAGTCAGTCGCAATCAAGCCTGAGGTCACATCGGCAGTTGGGCCAGGTGAGGAAATCCGTATTCATGTACCGAGCTTCGTAGGATTTGTAGATCCAAGCCTAACTTATTTTAAGGCAGAACTTCAATTCAAGAACGTTCGAGGACAGGTAGCCCCTGATCCGAAGGCGGGCGGTGTTCATGCATTGATGCGTCAAGTAACAATCTGTGATGGCGGTAATCAAACTACACTAGAACTTTGCGAGGATTACAACGCATTCAAATCACTTTTTCAGAACTTCATCAGTAGCCCATCTGTAGCTCACAAGAACGAACTCTTCGAGGGTGTACAGGATGTCGTAGGCAATAAGCACACAGACAAAACTCTATTCTACGCTCAGCATGAAGTAGGCGCAGGTGCAACATTAATAGCTCCTGATACAGCCACTCGTGTAGCACATAAGGTTATGGTTCAAGCACCCCTCAACTGCGGTCTTTTCAAGCAAGGTAATATTATCCCAGTAAGTGCTATGGCAGGTATGAGATTAACTATACAGACAGACGATTTCCTTCGTTCATGCGTCCAGCTATCGAAAGTAGGTGAAAAGAATGACAGCGTAAATACCCCAATCAAACTTACAACCACTGACAAGGCTAATGGATCAGAAACTAGATCCGGTGATACTCCTGCAGCAGGTAATGGTTCAGCTGCAAATGGATACATTGCCCTCACCGATATTGATCATGATAACAACCCATTTGCTGTTCATGATAAGCTTTACATTGCTGATAACGATGGTAACTTTACGCATGAGGAGGAGTTAGGTGTTGTTCTAGGTTTCTTCCGCTCAGGTGCTAAACTCGGTATCAACTACCTACCACTCCGTAATACTACACAGGGTCTCCAACACGATCACGCATTCGGCGGTGCTGGTTCATTAATTTACTACAAGGTAGCTGATAGAGAACTACCATTAGATTTCTACACAACCGCCGATGACGGGACTAATGTCAAATCAGGTTCAGTTGCTGCACCTACTTATGAACTCAGCGAGATTGAAATGATCTGCCAATCCGTACAACCACCGCCAGCATATGTTGAGGGCTTACTTCGTGCTGCTGCGTCTCCATCAGGTATTTCATTTGATTTTATGGCTTATGAACTACACCGCCATAATGTAGTAAATTCAGGTCTAGTTCAGGCACAGATCCCCACTCTGCAAAAGCGCGCAAAGGCACTCTTTACACAGCCGTTACTAACAGCAACTGCTTCAGCACGTTCAATCAATGCCCACTCACTTACCGGTGTAACTGATCAGGCACGATCATACGAATACATCCACGGGACAAACCATATGCCATCTCGTCTAGTACCACTTCAGAGATACTCACAGACAGTCATAGCAGGCACAGGACTCCGTCGGGCAGAGGCACTACACATGTCAGAATTACAGAAATCAATTGTAAATTCAGGAGAGCGTGTCCTCAGTCTTCAGAAGATCGCAGATAACTTCTGCATTAGTAGATCGCTTTCTAAGTATGGTCAGGTTATGGATCTCTCACAGGACACCCTGTCTGTCCGTGTCGATTATACAGGAACAGCCCAAAAGATTCTTAACAACTATGTTGTCGGTCTCCGTCGTGTAAGCATTTCGTCAGCGGGAGTTATGGCAATGTTTTAAATTCAAATCTTTATATTATATAAAATGTTATATAATAAAAATGTCAGAGAAGTATATCATGTTAGAGGCAAATCGTTTGCGCAGTATAGATATTAACCAAAGAGAACACGCGGACAAGTTTAAGAATAAATGGACAAATTTAGTATCCTCAACAGGTATCCAGGTAAATATGGGAGACACAGTAAGTGTTCAACAGGTAATCGTAAATACCAAAGGTGCTAGTGATCAAGTAATAGAATTTACAGGAGATCCGAATGATGAAAATTTTGTAGATAATAAATGTGATTTAAAATATTCATATTATATAAATCATTGCGGAAAAAATACTTTTTCTATGCCATCAATTTTTCATAGAACTTATATTGGTAATGGAACAATAACAAATCCAACAGTATCAAATACAACAGGAGGAAACGGCACAGGTAATTTAGGAACACCTAATGGTAGTGCAACTCCTGTGAGTCAAGCAAATGCACAAACAATGTTAAGTAGAAGAAGTTTGGGTGAGTATTTTTTTCCACCCACGGCAACCGACGGAGGAGGCAATCCAGCATATGTAGGTGCTGATAGTATCACATTAAATGGACATGTACCAAATAATTATTTTTCTGGGGGTATGATTTTTCGTATGAGAACAACTAAAACAGGTTTTGGTATAGATGCTACAGGCGGATACTTACCAGGCACTGTATATACTTTATTTAGAAAAATACCTTCATCAGGGGATTTATTTAATAATGTACTACCAAAATCAGTTGAAACTATCGGTGCTGGAGCAACACAGATAGTCATTTTTGCTGATGTAAACGGCTTAGCCATAACAACAAGTTATGAGATTTTATCAAGTGACGGAGCAACAGTTTTAGGTGAGGTTGTAAAAGTTGAAAATAATTATAGATCTGGACAGATAAGATTGACATTGAATCAAGTAATACCAGTAGGTGTAACAGCAAACGAGGACTTAGGTGCACGATACAAAACCAACCCATTACCAGCAAATTTTGAAGGTGAGGAAACAGGGATAGCCATTCGTGTACTAACAACAACAGAATCATCAGCAAATCCACCAAATCAAATTTTAACTTTTCAGATAGAAGAATGTGATTGTGATTTTCCAAATATTGTGCACGCCCCATACATCTATACTGATGGTTCATTGGTAAAATGTACTTTATTAGCATCTACACTCAGAACAATATCAGGTGATGGCACTAATACATTTCAGGTTTTAGATCCTACAAAAACTACATACCATGAGTTCGAGGTTGAGGCGGTTGTAAATCAGGGTTCTTTTATGTCTGCTAATGATAGAAAGTTTGATGGTTCAAGATATTTTTTATGTAATCAAGGATATACAGGATTATCAAATATTTATGATGCAACTTCTGATGCTGTAGCAGGACAAAACCCAAATACCGATGGTTTGGATACAAATACATTGAATGCAAATTTAGAGAAAAGAACTACAACAACAACGTTAGAAATTGAACCCTCCTTTGCTACCCCTGAAAATATCGGTTCTATATTAACTGATCAATTACATACACCAAATAAAATTTCATTAGAAAATCCAGTAGATGATTTTATAGATTACAGAAACTTAGATTATAATTATACTGCTGTTGATCCACTAGGAAGACAATTGCAACGCTTTGCAGTTGAACAAGGTGTTGCAGATGGTGATGAAGATATTACGTACAGGTATCAAGACGGGGTAAATTTCCGTCCTGATAACAAACCAACGATAGTCTCAACACCAACATATAAACCTATGGTATGTAATATGTTTGGTAGAGGCACAAAAAATATAACATTTACAAGTAATTTTCCATATACAAATTCAACAAGAAATGCTAACCAACCTACTTTGGCAGGACTTAGAAGAACGTTTTATGAGAGCATAGCGTTTAAGGAAATGACACGTGTTGTAGCACTAAAAAGCGCATTTTATAATTTTATCTTTCCACAACCCGTAGGAACACTTCGAGAGGATGAATCTGATTTATATGTTGGGTCAGTTAAGCAAAGTTATTTAATTAGAAATACTGCAACTGATGGTGATTTTGGTCATCAATTTAGAGGAGAGTTAGGAATGAGATCATGTATTTTAAATAAATTTGCAGAATCAGGAAATGGTTTTGCTCAATATCCTAAACATGGTTTGGTACTTACAAATATGAAATATAATTTTAGTAATATACAAAGAATAGCAAAAGCGTTCAGAAAGGTTGAAAGATATTTAGGAAATCAGAATAATAAAGTTGATACAACAAGTGAGGATTATAAAAAAAATGTATCAGTAAATTTAGATATTGGCATGTATAATGATGAGGCAAGTGTCAACGGACATTTACAATTTGCGGTATATGGCGATGCCCAGAATCCAGTAGGCGCACCCCCACGCCCTTACCCAGGGGCAGGGACTGAACCATTTGGTCAAAGGTCAAGATTTCCAGCAACATCTGAAGTTCAAACAAGAAATACTTTAATGCCGTCAACGGACTTTGGAGGTGTTAGAAGATGCGGAGGTTTTCAAAAAGATTTTACACCTAATGATGGACAGGAATTATCTTCTATATGGGTAAAAAGTAGATTTCAGGAAGGCTTTGTATATCAGACATCAAAGAATGTACCAGACGGATACACAGGGGATAAGATTGAGGGGATCAATACACTCTTTGCCCAGCACACAAATTCAGCACCATACTTTAGTAGCCAATATGATTTATATTATGGTGAAAATAGTACTACACCAGGAGATTACGAATTCATATCATTAATGGCTGCAAACCATACTGACAGAGATCCAAGGCTACCATTTGCTGATGCTAATGGAACATTTGAACAATCTCTGAAAGTCGGACAAACAGTAGTAGTTTTAGGAGGAACAATTGATGGTGTCGATGCTACTGGGAGGTCTGCTGTAATTCAAGGTATGAATATGACAGTTCATGATGGCACAGCACCAAATGTTACTTTGGCAACTCCTGGTTTCGGTAATATTGCCTTTGGCGGGGCGGGTGCACAGAATATTATATTTGCTCCAATCAATCCAGGTGAAGAAGAATTTTTTACTGGAGTTTGGGTAGATGAATTTGGAACACAAAGAGATATAGATTATGCCACACAGTTAGCGAGAGATCATAATTTAGCAGTTGTACCAATTTTCCAACCTGTAGAAAATCCAGTAACCAGGGTAAGTGCTTATCATTCTGAACAGGTTGGTAATCGCAATAATTTTCCACTGATAGCATTTATTAGTACATATGAATTAGATGATATGGATTTAACAAATTTTAATACAACTGATTTAGGAAATGTAAACAACAAATGGCAGATAGATATAGGTAATTGTCCGCCAGGTATTCAGATGGGTTTTGATCCATCATTTACAAGAAACGAGGCAGTCGCATTATGTAATATTGGTGTTGGTAACAGAAATCCAATCAATCAAGATAATTATACTAACGTCATGTATGTTGGTGCAGTAAATCCCAAGATAGATTTTAATCCTGATTTATCACGATTTGAATTATCAGGATTGAATACACCAATGACACTAGGAAATGATTTACCTAGTAAGTTGCCACAAAATCTAACAGCTACCGAAAGCCCTGAGCAACAGGTTTATCGTGTCAATCAAGTAGGTTCAATTTATCCTGCTAGAGCAAAACTAAAAGGAGGTTTTTTAACACAAACACAAGTAATTAATGGTTTTGAATTTAATCCTTTTAATTTTGTTTACAGCCAATTTAAAACAACTCAGAAAGCAGGTTCGATTATGGACTCACAATCCGGCATTGCCATTGAGGGCATATCGTTATATGATACAATAGGTAATACAACAGAACTATCGCCAGCAGAATATGACAAATATAGAGACACTTTACTAGCAAAGTTGGGGTTTGATTTAGATCAGATTCTAAACCCAGTTGGAGATGAACAAGCATTTTTTGTAAATAATTTTGTTTTTCAAGATATTTTTACATATAAGAAATCATATTCAAGTATTACAAAACCATTGACGACAGGAGCATTTATTTCATCAGCAGAAATGCAACCACTATCATTGAATGAATTGAATATGCCATTATTCGATTTAGGTGTAGATTCAATTGTAAGACAGGCAGAACCTGATTGTGAGCAAGGTAGTATCACAGCATTTCAACTCCCTTCCAAGTTAGATTATCCCTACCTCGTAGTGTATTCTGACATAGGAGGGGGAGCAACAAATACTGAATTTATTGGCGGTTCAGATAGTCAAAGCATGATACCAGCTGTAGCATATCTTTACCGCAATGAAAACAATGGTGATTTCTTTTATGGACTAGAATCAGATATTACTTTTACCGCGGTAAGAGATTATGTAATAACCGAGGTAGATGTCGATATTCGTCGCCCTGATGGAAAACGTCCGAGATTATCACCGCATTCAGCAGTAATATTTAAGATAACAAAACCATTACAAGTCCCTTACCCTCAAGTTATATTACAGAAAACTAAATAAATTTTATAATAAATATTTTATTATAAAAATGACAACCTTTGGTGCTTATCAAGATGCTTTATTACAACATAATTCAAACGTCGCTAATCCTAGCGTAATACATAATCATTTAGCAGGACGAACAAATATCGCTGATCACACAACAGAAAAACCTATCCTCGCTGATGCGGACGGACACTTAAAGGTTCAGTTGCACGATCAACACTCAGGACACCTAAACAACTCTGGTGCTATCGGTGATGGTACAACAGTTCTAAGGACAGTAGATCTGGGATACGATCGAGCAAATGGTCAGGGTAGATCTAAACTAGTAGATTCAGCAGGACGTCAGGTTGTAAATCTTACAGGTAATTCAGCAACAGATGGGACAGGTACAAACTACCACATCAAAGCAGATTCAGGAGGTCATGCGTTAGTTGATTTACACGAAAAATACGCAGGCGCGGGTAATAATAATATTGGTGAAGGTTCAACTAAATTACAAATTTACAATTATGGTAGAGATGTATCAGCCGGAAATTTTAAGCCGATGGTTGTAAATTCATCAGCAGAACAGATTGTAGCACTATCATCAACAGATAACGCTGTTTTAGATACTATCGCAACAAACACAGCAAATATCAAAGTATCTACTGATTCAGTAAATTTAAATGTAGATGGATTAGAAACTTTGGTAGGATCAACAAATACAGCTCTAACAACAATCGACGGCGTGTTAGATAATATAAAACTCGACACAGCTGCAATTAAGACAGCGGTAGAACTTTTAGATAATTGCGTGTCTGGTAATGAATTACAGGTTGATATTGTATCAGGCGGAGGAGGAAGCGGAGGCGATGCGTCTGCGTCTAACCAATCTACAATGATTACTCATTTATCAGAGATTGAGGGTGCTGTTGAAACATTAGAAGGTTGTGTAGGTAGTAGTAAAGTAAATGTAAATATTTCATCAGGTAATATTACAGGTTTTGCCACAGAAAGCACATTATCAGCTGCGGAAGTGCATCTCGGTAATGTAGAAAGTAAATTAGGAACAATCGAGACAGATATAGAAGCCACAAACACAGCCTTAGCAACAATCGACGGCGTGCTAGCAGATGCGGAAGCACATCTCGGAAATATTGATGCCGGCGTAGACGTATTAGAGGCATGTGTTGGATCTAATAAAGTAAATGTAAATATTTCATCAGGTAATATTACAGGTTTTGCCACAGAAAGCACATTATCAGCTGCAGAAGTTCATCTCGGTAATGTAGAAAGTAAATTAGGAACAATCGAGACAGATATAGAAGCCACAAACACAGCCTTAGCAACAATCGACGGCGTGCTAGACAATGCGGAAGTTCATCTCGGAAATATTGATGCCGGCGTAGACGTATTAGAGGCATGTGTTGGATCTAATAAAGTAAATGTAAATATTTCATCAGGTAATATTACAGGTTTTGCCACA